CGGCCACCACGACGCCGGTTTCGCGCTTCTACGCGGCCGACCACGATCATCTCACGGGCGACAGCTTCAGCCGCACCATCACCGAATGGGATCTGCTGGTCTACTTGGCGCAGCGCGAGCAGTTCGACGTGTTCGTGCAGAACATGGAGCTGCATTTCCAGCCTGTGACGACGCCGAGCTCCGACGCCTACGTCGTCCGGCTGGACCGCAGCGGACCGAGCGTCGTGTCCAACGTCATGCGGCCGACGTTCTCCCGGTCGCTGACGCTGGCGGCGGACATCGAGGTCTGGGTGCGCTCGTGGAACGCCGGAAAAAAGGCGGGCTTCACGGCGAAGTCGGGCGGTGCAAAGGGCAAGGGGCCGGGCGACAGCACGACGTCTCGAGTTGTCGTCACGATTCCGAACCTCACGCAAGACGAGGCCGACAAGCGCGCCGCTTCAATCCGGGCCGACATGACGCAGCACGAGCGGGTCGTCACGTTCATGCTGCCTGGCGAGACGATGCTGACGGCGCGCGGATTGGTTCGGGTCGAGGGCAGCGGAACGTCTTGGGACCAGACTTACTACATCGACAGCATCCGCCGGGAGATGAGCATGTCCGGCGGGTTCAAGCAGACGGTGCGGGCGAAGAACACCTCGCCCGCCAATCAATCCATCCCGGCGTGATCATCGGATGATCGACCGTCTGGCTGGCGCGATGAAGGCGCGGTCCGCGCAGATGATGCAGGGCGTCTCGTCGCTGCGCTACGGCATCGTGACGAACGTCAACCCGGTGCTGGATCAGGTGAAGGTCACGCTGCAGCCTGAAGGCACCCAGACGGCGTGGCTGCCCATCATCCAGCTTGGCGCAAGCAACAAGGCCGGCGCGTCGATGGTGCTGAGCGTCGGCGATCAGGTCGCGCTGCTGGGCGAGGGGTTGTCCAACACGTCGCTCGCCGTCTTGGGGCCGGTGCACTCGACGGAAGACCTGCCGCCTGCGCCGCCGGCGGTGGCTGGCACGGGCGGCACGGTCAGCACAACGTCGGTTCCGCGCGCCGCTGGCGAGTTCGTGGTCGTGACGCCGACCGGGCAGGTGATCCGGGCGGGCGCTGCCGGCATCTACCTGAAGGGGAACGTGATGATCGACGGACCGCTGATCGTGAACGGCGACGTGTCGGATCAGCATGGCACGCTCGACGCGCTCCGCATGGCTTACAACAATCACGACCACTTGCACTCTGTCGGGATGACAACGAAGCCTGTTCCAGAGTAAGGTGCGCAGATGAAGCGATGCACAAAGTGCGGACTAGACAAGAACACGGATGGGTTCAGCAAAGACAGCCGCTCTCCAAGCGCTCTCTCGTCTCAGTGTAAGTCGTGTCGGTCCGAACAGAGCATGCGGTGGAGACAAGCTAACTCCGAGATCATTCGACAGAGAATGCGCGACTGGTATCTTAAAAACAGAGAAGTGGATCTGGAGAAAAAGCGATCTCGCTACCGGGCGAAGCATCCAAAGAAGCCAGAGATGTCATCTGAGGAGAAGCAAAATCGGCTTGAGGCGAGGCGGGAGAGGACGAGGCTTTATCAGCAGAAGTGGCGAGCCAAAAATCCAGATCGCCATCGCGAAATCCTTGCTAAATACAAGAAATCCAACCCTGAAGTGTATAGGGCCGGATACCAAAATAGGAGAGCGAGAAAACTAAGTGCGCCTGGAAGTTACAAAGCTTCCGACGTCGCCGAAATCAAGAGGCAGCAGAAGTTGAAATGCGCATGCTGCAAAGTCAGCATAAAGCTTAAATGGCACGTTGATCACATAGTTCCCCTCTCAAGAGGCGGGACTAACTTTCGAAGAAACCTACAATTGCTATGCGCGCCGTGTAATCAAGCAAAGTATTCCAAGCTCCCGGAAATCTTCATGAGAGAGCGTGGATACCTGATTTAGGGCAGGTCTGATGTCGGATGCGTTCCATGTGTTTGGAAGCGACTTGTCTCTTTCTCCAAGTGGAGACGTGCTTTTGGTCAGTGGCACGCCATATGGCGAACAAAGGGTACTTCGCAGGCTATTAAGTAACCCTGGCGCGTATATATGGCAGATCACCTATGGCGCGGGCTTGCCGGGCTTTGTCGGGCAGGCGAACCCGCAGGCTCGGGTGCGGGCCGTCGCTCGCCAGCAGATGCGCCGCGAGGCCGCAGTCGCGCAGTCGCCGGCTCCGAGAGTGACGACGGTCGCGAACACCAGCGGCACGCTGACGCTTTCGATCTCCTACGTGGACGCGCAGACGAGCGGAAACGTCACGCTGACCGTGCCGGTGAGCTGACGTGGCGATCCTGTCGCTGCGCAACTTCAGCCAGACGGTGCAGGACTTCGCCGCCGCGGCGCAGGGCGCCACGGCCACGGCGCTGGATTTCACGGTCGGCGCGGTGCTGCGGGCGCTCACGGAGGCCAACGCCTCGGCCGTCCTGTGGCTCCAATACGTCGCCTTGCAGGTGTTGGCCGTCACGCGGCTCGCGACCTCAAGCGGGACGGACGTGGACAGCTTCGTCGGCGATTACGGGCTGACCAGGCTAGCAGCCGTGGCGGCCACCGGAGCGGTGACGTTTACGCGTGCCTACGCGACTCAGCCGGCGGTCATCCTGCCCGGCTCCATGGTCAAGAGCACCGATCTCTCGCAGGTGTTCTTGGTCACGATCGACACGACGAATGCGGCATGGAACGTCGCAAGCCAAGCCTACGTCATGGCAGCGGGCGTTTCGACGCTGACGGTCCCGGTGCAAGCCGAGGTCGCAGGTTCGGCGGGCAACGTTCAGCCCGGAACGCTGACCGTGCTGGCTTCAGGGCTTCCGGTGGACAGCGTGACGAACGCGCTGGCCTTCACGAACGGCGTGGACCCTGAGAGCGACGCTGCGCTGAAAGCCTCGTTTCCAGCCTATCTGGCGTCGCTGGCGCGCGGGACTGCGGCGGCCATCAAGTTTGCGGCCTCACAGGTGCAGGCGGGTCTGTTTCTGGCCGTGGTCGAGAACACCCCGGCCTTGGGGATCTTCACGCTGGTCGTGGACGACGGCACCGGATCGCCGCCCGCTTCTTTGCTGGCTGCGGTGCGTGTTGCGATCGACCCATATCGGCCGGTCGGCTCGGTGGCGTTCGTGACCGGCCCAACGCTGGTGGGCGTGTCGGTCGAGCTGACGATCATGGTCATTGCGGGCGTCAGCAAGACTGCGCTGATCGGCCCGGTTTCTTCGGCCATCACGGCGTTCGTGGACGCGCTCGGCGTCGGTGCGGCGCTGCCGTTCACGCAGGTTGCAAGCGTCGCCTACGGGGTCTCGCCGAGCATCGTCAACGTGACGGGCGTCACCGTGAACGGTGCGACGCTGGACCTGCCCGCCGCGCCGACGACGGTCTACCGCACGACCTCGGTCGTGGTCTCGTAGCGTGGCTGCCGGCGATCTTCAGGACGTCACCGCACGGCTGCGGGCGGCGCTGCCTCGCGGATGGTTTCCGGACGTCGTGCCAGCTCTTGCGGCGGTTCTGACCGGGTGCGCTGCTGGGTTTTCGCGCGTCTACGGATTGCTGCAGTTCGTGCGTGCTCAGACGCGGCTTGCGACCGTAACCGGCATTTGGGTCGACACGATCAGCTCGGACTTCTTCGGGCTGCGCTTGCCGCGGATGTTGAACGAAGGCGACCGGCCGTTTGCGGCGCGGATCGCCAAAGAGGTCGTGCGGCCCCGAAACACGCGTGCGGCGGTCATCCAGGTCCTGACTGACCTCGGATGCGGAAACATCACGGTCTTCGAGCCGCGCGACAGCGGCGACACCGGCACGTATGGCGGCCCGTATCTCGGATACGGCGTCGCGGGCGGCTATGGCTCGGTGCTGATCCCGTTCCAGTTCTTCGTGACCTGCACGCGGCCCCTTGGTGGCGGCATCGCGAACATCGCCGGCTACGGAACCGGCGGATACCTCGCCTACGGATCGCTGTCGCTGATCGTCGGCGAGGTGACGGACGCGGACATCTACGCGGCGGTGGCGAGCGTGCTGCCGGCCGGGACGGACGCCTGGGTGCGGCTCAGCGGCTCGGGTCGATCCAAGAGCGCCTATCTCGGCGGGTTCGATCTTGGCTCGATCGGTTTGGGGCAGATGGCCTGATGGCATCTTACAACAGCACCACGCGGACTTGGACGGACGGCTACCTGTTCACGGCGGCCGACCAGACGCAGGCCCGCGTGGACATGCTCATCGATGTCGCGGGTCTGCCGATCACGCCGGCGACCTCGGCTTTCCTCGCGTCCGGCCAAATCGCCAACAGCCAGACGACGCCGGTGAACCCTCCGGGCACGACCGGCAACCGCAACGCGACGCAATTCAGCTTGGCGATGAGCCAGTCCGGCGAGGCCGGGTGGAACAACAACGTGGTCGCGGCCACGATCAACGTGTCCGGCACGCCGCAGAGCAACGGACAAGCCGTCGCCGGGACGATCAACAGCACCGCGCTGCAAGGCACATCGCCCGGCTCCGTCGCGCCTTACGTGGCGTCGGAGTTCTCGGCGCTGGTCGGCGAAGTCGCGAAGTCTCCTCCTGCTGGCGGCTACCCGGCTGGCGGCCCGCTCGGTGCGCAGACTTGGGCGCTGTATCTGGCGACCGGGCTGACCGACAACGTGGCGAGCGGGTCGGCCAAGGAAGGCCCGACGAACCAAAGCGAGTGGGACTTCTTCTGCAACGGCCTCGACAGCGGCAACTATCGCTGCATCGGCTCGCAGGTGAACATCCACGCGCAGACGCCTCTGTCGGCGGGCGGCTGGGCGGCCGAGGCCGCCACGGCGTTCGTCTACACCGGCGACGCGGGCGCGG